GTGGAACGTATGCCCTTAGAACCGACTTGATGGTTGGGACTGGCGGCGATAGCGGTGTTGGAGTCAATTTAGCTGCCTAATATAACATACTTATGATTAACCTTGTTGCTCTCGGTCAAGTCGGCTCAACCATTGTTTCCGCTGGAGACACCAAAGAAGGAAACTATTGTGGGTTCATCTGCTTGGCGGATACAGTTCTCACAAATCTGAGGGGGTCAGTGGATGGCACGGACTACACTGCCGTGACATTCCCTGCCGGACTCTATATCCCCATCCCGTTCAATTCCGTCACCATCAATACAGGCCGTATTCTGGCTATTAAAAATAGCAGCTATTAAGGCCAAACTTGGTTGGAGGGTTTATGCCTTATTTTTACCTAAATTTGGACTTAAAATCCATTGTTGATGCCGCAGCGTTGGAAGCCATTGCTGTCGAGCCTGCGGCTTTAATGACTGAGGACGGCATCCACCTCGCCACTGAAGATGGTAATTCCCACATAACTACTGAATAATGAACTCCTTAAAAACTCTGTCAGCATTGTTTGTTTTGTTGTTTGTTGCTGTCGCCAACGCTGTCCCCAATGTTAAGATTAGCGAACTCCCCACAGCCACCACCATCACCACCAACGACCTTACTGTTTTGGTGTCGAGCGGCAGCACCCGAAAGGCTTCGCTGGGTAGTGTGCTGGATACGCTACGGCCTAATAGTGCGTATGTGGCGGCGACCAATGGGACGGCTGTCAATTTGACAATCAGCTCCGGCAACGGCGGCGGGCTGACCAACCTACAATCCACCAACATCGTTTTTCAAAACTACGATTGGTTGAGCAACACTAACAACTCTGACGATGGCGGCACGATGACGCTGAACAACAGTTATCAGCGGCACACTCATCTAGGCACATATGGAAATACTTTTATCGTCACTGATTTAATCTCTGCGTCTGGAAAGCCAAGTTGGGGTTCGTTGAAGATTTACAACGACTCCGGTTCACCTATGCAATTGAGCGTTGATGTCTCAAATGCGCGGCCAATCGGGTCTGGCACTCCAGCAAACGGCGCCAGCGTGGCTGTCCCAGCAGGCAAAGTCGCTTGGCTCACTATTAACAACGACGGGCAGGGACAAACTGGGTCAATCACCTACGCCGTCGCCATCCAACCATGAGAACTCTCTGCTTATTGCTGCTCTCCGGTTCGCTGGCGTTTGGTCAGGCGTTCACGTTTGGGGATGTGGCGTTTCTGGCGGGGTTGAGTGGCGGGCAATCTTGGACATATCGCAGCTTGTGGGTCAGCAACACCGAGCTTAAAAATGCGGTGCTGTTCATGGATGCAAACAACACCACCACAAACTACCTTGGAACAAACTACGCGACCATTAATGGCACGTTTAACTACGCAGCGGGTATAGTGAACAGCAACAGTGCTTTCGATTTTGGCAGCGGAGACTCATGGCTATCGCTCCCAAGCTATGCCGGACTTGAAAATATAACTAACGCTTTTACCGCCGAGTGGTGGGCAAAAGCTACTGGAAGCGCAACTGACTATTGTATGTTCACCAGAGATGATGTTGACTTAGTCGGGTATATTCTGGGTAGGGGAGTTGAGGGGGATATTCAAACCGTGTTCTCTGTAAATGGCGGCACTTGGGGGACATACATCCCCTACACTTTTACAGTCCCTAATAGTTGGACTCACCTAGCTGTTGTTTTTGAGACAACAGGGTTAGGACAATCCACTCTTAGGTTCTACACTGACGGGGTTGAAAGCAGCCAATATGCTTTTGAAGAGTCAGTTTCTATGTCCTATAACACCGCGCCACTGTTAATTTCTGCCTACTCTGGCGATAACTACCACTTTGACGGCCTGCTTGATGAGGTGGCTTTTTACGCGACCAACCTTACCAGCGACCAAATCTTAAAGATTTACCAAGCCGGAACAAATGGAAGCAGCAAGCGGTTTAGCTCATACTAATCAATTATGAAAAAACTCATCCTCACCATCGGCCTCGCTGTCACGGCGGGGGTTATCTACGCGCAGTCCGCATTGCAGGTGCAGACCGCAACCACCACTACTCGCGTTGTTGCCAAAGCCGAGATTACATCGGAGGCTGCTGGCGCACTAATGCAAACCGCCGTAATGGAAACCGGCAGTATTGCCGTGCGCCAAGTCGGGACTAACCGAGTCGTTGTAGTTACCGGAGTGGCTACCATCACGTTGCCGGAAGCGGCGGTGACGCAACTGGCGGCCTTACCGGACGGCTACTCTGTGGGCGACATCCAAAGGGGCAGCTTTGGTCGCGCCACCAACGGCGGCTACAACGTGACGGTGACGTTCGTTAAATAAGTCCCCTATCCATTTTATACCTATATGGTTGACCTAGAAACGGAAGCCCCATACCACATGGAAGAATCCAATGAAGCGCAGTCTCTCTATACCAAGCTGGAGACTGAGCGGTATATGTTTCTGGAACGGGCGCGTAGGTCAGCCGAGCTTACCATCCCAACCCTTGTTCCCCCTGAAGGGGCAGGTTCCCACACCAAATACTATACCCCGTTTCAAGGGGTCGGAGCTAGAGGTGTAAATAACCTAGCGTCAAAGCTGCTGTTGACCTTGTTTCCTCCCAATAGTCCATTTTTCCGTTTTGTTGTTGACCCCTATCTGCTTAAAAAGATGGGCATTGACGAGCAAAAGGAGCTTAAAACTGATATTGACAAGGCGTTGGCTGAGATGGAAAAGGCGGTTCAACGTGAGATTGAAACTTCTGCCATCCGAGTCACCGCTTTTGAAGCCCTGCGGCAGCTATTGGTGGCCGGTAATGCTCTGGTCTATACTCCTGATGATTCCGACTCCAACACCAAACTGTTTCGGATGGACAGCTACTGTGTCCGCCGTGACCCGTCCGGTAATGTGCTGGATATTGTCATCCGGGAGCGGATTGCTCCAGCCGCCCTGCCTAAGCCTGTCACGGACTTTCTGAAACGGATGGAGAACAAGGCCTACACTGACGACAGTGTTTCTGGATACTTGGACTTATACACCAAGGTTGAGCGGTATCCGAAGTATTGGGAGGTCTATCAGGAGGTCTGCGGCCACAAGATTCCTGAATCTGAGGGCAAATATGAGCTGGATAAGCTCCCTTACCTTGCCCTGCGGTTTAATCGTGTAGATGGGGAGAACTACGGACGGGGCTATGTGGAGGAATACATTGGCGACCTTAAATCACTGGAGGCCTTGAGTCAGGCCATTGTCGAGGGGTCGGCAGCAGCAGCCCGAGTTTTGTTCATGGTCGCCCCTAACGGCACAACCCGCACCACCACGGTTGCGGAAGCCCCCAATGGGGCGGTAGTCACCGGCAATGCTGCGGATGTCTCCATGTTGCGGCTGGATAAATCTGGCGACTTCAGTGTGGCTCAAAACACCATGAACCGCATTGAGGAGCGGCTTGCCTACGCCTTTTTGTTGAACAGCGCAATCCAGCGCAACGCTGAACGAGTCACCGCACAGGAAATCCGGTTTATGGCTCAGGAGCTGGAGTCCAGCCTTGGCGGAACATACAGCGTATTGAGTCAGGAGTTCCAACTGCCGCTGGTCAATGTGTTGGTGGGACGGATGCACAAAGATAAACGCTTTCCCAAGCTGCCCAAGAACACCGTCAAGCCTGTCATTGTGGCTGGCATTGAAGCCCTTGGTCGCGGCAACGACCTCACCAAGCTCGACCTCTTTGTGGCTGGTATTGGTCAGAGCCTCGGTCAGCAGGCCGTCTCCACCTTCATTAACATCCAGAATTACCTTACCCGCCGTGCCACCGCACTTGGGATTGATGTTGATGGTTTGATTAGGGATGACGAAGCCATCGCCCAACAGCGTCAGCAGGAGCAGCGCATGGAAATGATGTCAAAGCTGGGCGCACCCGCCATCGGCGGCATCGCCTCCCTAGCCAAAGATAATCCAGAGATGCTCCGCAGAGGGGCAGAAGTTTTAGGCCAACAGGCACAAGCAATGCAACAGCAACCACAACAATAATACATAACATATATGAGCGTAAAATCAGTAGGGTTCTCAGGCAGTTCCGTTGACACTTCGGAAGAACAGGCAGCAGGTCATCAGCAGATGGAGATTAGCGAAAACATTGGAGGCACATTGAGTGTTTCCCCCGCCACTCCTCCTGATGATAATGATGGTGATAATAAAGCCGAAACCGGCGAGAAGGCCGAGGAACAGCAGCGTCCTGAATGGTTGCCGTCAAAATTCAAATCCCCTGAAGAACTGGCTAAAGCGTATGCGTCACTTGAAAAGAAACTCGGAAACAAACCTACCGACGACAACAAAGAAGCTAAAGCCGACGCCGACGCCGACGACGACAGCGAACAGCCACCCGTGGTGCTGGACGATACACAGAAAGATGTCGAAAAGGCCGTTGGTGGGGAAACGCAGCTTGCGAAATACTCCCAAGAGTATTCCGAAACCGGCGGGCTTTCGGAAACCTCCTATAAAGAGCTGGAAGCTAGGGGGATTCCTAAAACGCTGGTGGACACCTATATTCGCGGCCAAGAAGCGATTGTTGAAGCTCAAGTCACGGCTATCTACAATCAGGTAGGTGGCAAAGAAGAGTATGTTAGGATGTTGGATTGGGCGGAAAACAACCTCTCTCAAGATGAGATTACCGCATTTAACAACATCATTGCGGGAGGTAATCAGTCC